AGAGATTTTAAACGCATTTTCAAACCCCACACAGTTGGGAGAATAGGAGTAGTATATGAGCGCATTAAAAGCATTTTTACAGCCATCGGTGGCAGGAAAAACTAAAGAGGTTATTGTTTCGGATCGTTTCAAAGACGAAAATGGCAAGCCGGTGCCTTTCGTTATAAAGGCTATCTCTCAGGAAGAGAACGAAAAAATTGCAAAATTGAGCAGGAAAATAGTAAAAGTGAACGGAACTCCAGTTGACAAGTTGGACACCTTCTTGTATACAAAAAGACTCATAAATGCATGTGTACAGGAACCTGATTTCGGTAATCAGGAGATCTGTAAGTATTACGGCACCGAGGATCCTTTGGAGGTTCCGTCTCAGATGTTAGGAATTGGAGAGTATAACCGTCTGTCAGAAGCTATTATGGAATTAAATGGTATCACAGATCAAGAGAGCGGGATGACGGAAGCAAAAAACTCTTAAACGGGGAAGATATGGACGTACAGTTGGCTTACTATATGTTCGCCAATCACGGCCGCTTCCCCGGAGAGGTTGTAGATCTACCTGAAAGGGAAAAAATATTACTGTTTCAAATGGCAGTAAAAGAAATTAATAGCAGGCCCAAGAAGTAAAGGAGGAACAATGGGAGAGATAAGAGAAGAATTTATACTCAGTGATCAGTTCAGTGCGTCTTTTTCCAAGTTCCTCACCCTTGGGGATTCCGCGGTTAACCAAATGGGGAGCATTGATCGATCTGTAATGAGAACGGAAAAGACCATGCGCCGATCCATTGGCGGTGCTACAGGCGCTGTTATAGCCAATATGAGACAGATTGGTGAGTCAGCCAATGAGATATCCTCCTCCGGATTTGATCGACTGGAAGCGCAGCTAATCAAAATAGCAAACAATACATCTAAAGCCGCGAGAGAACAGGATAATCACAATCGCAAAGTTAAAGAAACAAATAACTCGGCTGGGAATCTGCTGACCACTATAAAAAAGGTGGTTGCGGCTGCTGCGGCATTTAAGATGGGAAAAGATGTGCTTGATTTGTCAGATGAAATGTCGCAAACAACCGCCCGAATTAATTTAATGAATAAAGGGTTCCAATCTTCGGCGGCTAAATCGTCTGGAGGTGGAGGTCAGGAAAATGACATGAACGCTAGCCTTCAAGAGACAGCAAGAATTCAGGAAGCTATATTCCAATCTGCACAGAGGACCAGAACAAGTTACCTTGCCACAGCGGATGTAGTGGCAAAGATGGGGCAAAGAGCAGGGGACGCTTTTTCTGGGAGTGACGAAGTTATAGCTTTCGTCGAAAATTTAAATAAGCAGTTTATAATTGCCGGTGCTAGTCAACAGGAAATTTCCTCCGCGTCGCTACAGCTTACCCAAGCGTTGGGATCTGGGGTTTTGCGGGGAGAGGAGTTAAACTCTGTATTCGAAGCGGCGCCAAATGTAATTCAGACCATAGCGGATTATCTTGACGTTCCGATTGGAAAAATTCGCGAGATGGCGTCAGACGGAGAAATCACGGCCGACATTGTAAAAAATGCAATGCTTGGGGCAACAGACAGAATAAATCAGGAATTCAACTCCATGCCTATGACTTATCAACAGGTATGGACCGCCATCTCTAATTCTCTACTCCAGGCATTCCAACCGGTTATTCAGTTAATTGGTGAGGGGTCTACATTTATTTACGAAAACTGGTCTAATATAGCTCCTGTATTTTATGGACTTGCAATAGGGGTAATGGTTGCGGCGGCGGCTTGGGGGATATATACCGCTGTTACGTGGCTTTCTGTGGCGGCCAATCAAGCATTAGTTGCAAGTATGCTTACTAATCCGTTTCTATGGATTGCTATAGTTATAGGCGCCATTGTGGCAGCTATTTATAAATGGGTGCAATCAGTGGGAGGTATACAAGTGGCTTGGTTGATTTGTGTAAACGAAGTTCTAACACACGCGGATCGGTTAAAGCTAGGCTTTCTATTGGCGTGGACCGTTCTGAAAGGTGGCATGTTGGACGCCGCTTTTGCGTTCGATTCTTTCCGAGTAACGGTCTTGAATTCACTTGGAAATACAAAGGTAAAGGCACTGACGATTTTACAGGATTTGGTAAATGGTGCTATTGACCGAGTTAATAAGTTGATTACAATGGCAAATAATATCCCAGGTGTTTCTATTGATTTGATTGATCATGTGGAATTTGCCACCGGTGCCGCCATTGAGGAACAAACAAAGCAGCAACAGCGAGCGGCAGACCTTGCTAGGAAAAAGGAGGCAATAGCGGGAGCTAAAGCCGAATGGCAGGGCGAATATGAGAGAGCAGAAAGAGCGGCAGACGATGCCAGGATGCAGCGTCAGGCAGCAATAGAAACAGCAAAAGCAGAAGCCGCGAGAAAAGCAGCTGGAGACGGTGGATCTACTGGAGGTGCTGGAGCAGGAGAGCGTGTTGGTAGCGTAGGTAAGGTTGATAAGGTTGGCAAAATAGAAGACGATGTAAACATTGCTGATGAAAACATTAAGCTTCTTAGAGATTTGTCAGAACGACAGTATGTGGCCTTGGTAAACCTAACAGTACCGCAGACCAACCTTTCTGTAAATCAGAATGTTACAGGGGGAGGCGGTTCAGATGTAGACGCCATGCTAAATGCTTTGAATAATGCTTTGGGAGGTCAGCAGGCTTCAAGCAGTAATGTTGTTGCAGGATAGGAGGGTTTTATGCGAAACAAATATAAATTCTTTGCAGATATGGGAGGGGACACCATAGAATTTCCTGTCAATCCGAAAGAGTACACCATCTCGTATCCCGCCGATCATAAGACCTATAATATTTTAGACATAGGAGAAATCGTGGTCCCCAGCTCACCGTCATTAATGGAGGTGTCCTGGGAATCTTACTTCCCTGGTGATAGTGATGATCCGCTTATTTATGGACACGATTGGTCAGAGCCGGGAGATTATGTGGAAGCAATCTTGGATGCAAGGGATAACAAGGAAGTATGCGATCTTGTAATAAGCCGATATGATGCAAGGGGAAGTCGCATGTACGATACAAATATCAGTGCACTAATAGACAGTTTTGAAACAACCGAAAAAGGAGGAGAAGCTGGCGACGTGTATTATAAGATTAAATTCAAAGAATACCGGAACTATGCTCCTATCAAGGTTATGCTTCCACAGCCAGAGGCGGCCACAGGCGAGACTGTCCAGATTGAGGAAGAGGCAAGGCCCTTATCGGCAGCCCCTGAATTGAGGGTAGGGGCCACGGTCATTGCAAATGGTACTTATTTCAGTAGCAGCTATGGAGATAAGCCCACCGGTACAGCAAACAATTTAACAACAACGGTTTCAAGGATTATTCCGGACGCTTCCAGAGCCTACCCCATTTTAATAGGCGGAAGTCGCGGATGGATTAAGGCAGATCAGTTGCAGGTGACAGGATGAGTTATAAACTTTTGATATTTAATGCTGAGGCTAATACGATGTATGATTATGCCCCAGTAACCCAGAAGGTCACTTACACCACAAACAGAAACGGTAGTGCAGGAAAACTAACATTTACCTATTTGCAGGAAAAACCAATCAATCTTACAGAGGGTGCAAAGGTTCAGTTTTCCGTCAACGGAAAAGAAATCTTCCTGGGATTCGTTTTTGTTATTGAGCAGGATCGGTGGGGCGTTGTTTCAGTCACTGCTTACGATCAGCTTCGGTATTTAAAGGCAAAAGCCAGTTATAGCTTTGTAGGAAAGAGCCTGGGCGAGATAATACAACAGATTGCCACTGATATGTTGCTTCAGGTGGGGAACTTGGAAGATACCGGTTACATTCTACCGACGCTTACAAAGGAAAACACTGAGTGCTTGGACATTATAGAATACGGCCTGCAATTGACCCAGTATAATACTGGAAAAACTTTTGTATTCTATGATGATTTTGGAAAACTGAGCTTACGGGAATCAAAAAACATGATGTCCGACATTCTCATTGGAAATGGCAGCATTATAACGGATTATTCCTATAAATCAGATATTGATTCAGATACCTATAATCAGGTGAAGCTTGTCCGGCCAAACAAAGAAACCGGTCAGGGTGACACCTATGTTTTTAGCGATCAGACCACTATAAAAAAATGGGGCCTCCTGCAGAAGTATGAAAAGGTTGACGAAAATCTGAATGAAGCGCAGATAAACCAGCAAGGGAATATCATGATGGCCTACTATGACAGAGTGCTTAAAACCATATCGGTTGATGGTGTTGGAGGCGTACCAGGGTTAAAAGCTGGAGCTATGGCAATGTTTAAAATTAAGGATATTCCAGAGCTTTCAAACGGATACTATTTGCTTCTGGATAAGGTAAAACATACCTTCTCAGACGCGGATCACACAATGAGCATCGAGGCTAAGATCATAGGAGGATAAATGGAACTGATTGAAAGACTTAAGTCTATTGTTAACGACACCGTGAAGGCCATGGATCTACTAGATACCGGTTATGCCACCATAGAGTCGGTTTCCCCTTTGACACTAAAAATTCAGGCCACACAGTTGATTGTAACGGAACCTGTGGCCGTACTGACAGACAATTTACGGTACCGAGCCGTAACAGTGCAAGGGGAGACGGTAGTAATCAACCCTGGACTTAAGGCAGGAGATAAAGTTCTAGTGCTGAAAGCCAATGCCGGCCAGAACTATATTGTAATATCGAAAGTGTAGGTGATACGATGGCAACGTTACCAGAATCAGCAAGCGTAACTATTTATGAAAATGAAAGCAGGGAATACCCCACGGAAACCTATCTGGTGGATAAAAGCACCGGC